ATCCCATTTACTTGGCTACTGGCTCATCGCAATTAGCGTTGCGATGCGGCTAGAAACCACGTGCGACCGGGTAACCGGATCGCGCCCATCCAGGAATCCTTTCGGAATCCTGGCCTCGCTAGGCTTTACTCTTATGGCTTTTGGCCGCGGAGTGAAGGTAGCCCTAGCGCCCCCGGCGTCAAGATATCCACCGCAAGCAAGCATCATAGCGAAGAAGCCGTTATACGGCACCCTCGTTGTATGCAAGCTAAGGTATTTATAACGACGCCGAACCTGGGTAGTACGAATCCCACTAAAGGGTTCGCTCCACTCAGGAACGAAGAAAGGACCCGACCTTAGGTAGCTAGTCAGAAGTTTGAATGATTCGAATGGCCAAAAATTATGGCGACCCGACCACTCGAGCATCTGGTTTAAGGCTACGTAGATCTCGTGATCTCTAGCAAGAGAGCGAACGTAGAAAGGTGTAATATCTACACCCGACATATAATCGCCTCCGCATGATTCACGGAAAGGGCCCTCATGGTAGGACTTGTCGTGGTTAACAACTAATCCCGACCTCTCCAAGATGTCTGTTAGCGGCTGGTACTCCATCGTTGGAACGATGATGTCATCACCAAAAACAGCTGTCTTGCGCCAATCTATAAATAGGTTGGGCCCACCAGAAAGGCGACGATTTGCGTAGACGAGACTCAGAATGATCATAGTCATGAGTGGGAACGTAAAGCCGTTCCCCATGGTTGAGATCATAAAAAGCTCATGGTACACACCGTCATACTGAATCGCAGGGCTCCGAAGAGCCATAAGCAACTCAAACCATTCAGGAGGGAAGAGCTCTCGCACAAGTTCGATACTTATCATATCACTGGCCTTTGAAAGGTCGATGGTAGCTACGCTACCATCGACTGATCCAATTAGCGCAAGATTTTTGTTCTTGGGCTGTTGGTTGGTGATATCAAGACCGATATGCGAAAGAGCGCGCTGAAGGTATATACCTGCAGATAACTGCAGAGACATATTTCCAGACGGCTCGATCGCAATTGTGCGAACAGTGTCTTCATTTTTGGGAACTGTAGTCAGTCTCGAACCTTCGATGAGGGTTACACCAGACACTGCTCGTTGGCTATCATAGGCCAGCAAGTAGGTGTTAAGGGCCCTTAGTCGACGTACCAAAGGTTCACACCGAGTTGTACAAGTCATATTCTGTTCGATTTTAACGGCAGTATGGGTACCGGATACGCCATTACTGGCGCCCGGCCCAAACCTCCAGTTTTCGTACAGAAAACGCTTGTCTAGAACCACCTGGATGTTATTGACATCAAGGGTAGTGGTGAAGTTCTCGAGGACCCTTCTTATAAAGAAGGAGGCCTCGACCTTCTCCTCTTGAGTAAGAGTAATTTCAATGTTCTTCACAGCCTGATTAAGGGCTAGGAATTCCAGAGAACACTTCCGATCAAGATCTGGCCTGACAAAGGCTGCTCGTTTTTGCATACGAGACAATTGACGTACTCTCGCACTGTCGAAGACAGTTTGAGAAGACGTTAACTCGGCTGACAATGTAGAGAAGAAGGCAGTCAGCCTATCTTCATTACCGGTTTTCTTCACAGAATATCTCCTGATAAAGATTCGAGAACTAGCCGCGTGCAAATGCGGCGTAACTGAACAGACGGATCAGATGACCCCGGAAATCACCGTGTCGGCGATTCCGCTCGCTTGGTTCCAGCCGGTACCAAAGTGAGCGGAGATCATGGCACGGAGCTCTTCGGGTTCATAGGTGTCCGTCCCGGCAGGCACTTCAATGACCGTAGTAATACGGGCCACGATGGGCGCCTGGTTGGCTGCAGGCGCAGCACCCTTGCGGGTGATGAGCTTGTAGGTGTTCAGGGGAACGTTCTTGATGACACCGGTCACAGGGTTCGCCTGCGGCAGTGTGCGCAACGACGCCGGACGGAAGAAGCTAATGGAAAACGGTTTGGAAACCGAATTCACATCAACGCCCGTCTGCGTGCCGCCGAGAGCAGAAACGGCATATTGCTTGCCATTAATGTTCGGAGCAACGTCAGTGACGATCGTGTACGTCGGGCTAGTCAAGCCCGAAACTGCAGCCCCTGTAATGGGGGTACTGGGAGCAAAAGACATAGAAAGTCCTTAGGGATTGTCACGTTCGAATAGTAGTCTACTAACGACGACGAGGATTCGCGTCGCTAAGACTACCACCTAGTAATGACAGCAGATTGAGCAAACGATTGTTTGCATTTCGCCCTATCTCGTCAAGCGTCTTAATACGCAATGCACGAGTAGGGATGGAGGTGAGAGGGGTTCGGCTAAAGGAAAAGTAGTCGCCACCGCCGTTAGCATTACTTTGGCTGGTTATTAAATAACCGGGAGCCGCAGAAAAGCTACCGCTTTGGACCATACTAACCTTAAACCGTTGATTTTGAACGAGATACTTCAACGTGCCAGGAGGCACAGCGAAGACATCCTCCAAATACGCACCCGTTGTAGTGAAATAGTCGAGCATCCAAGAGAAAGCCGTCAACTCATAAAGAGTAGAAGGAACATTTCTCAGGGAGAGCCCGAAATGATCCACAACACCGTAATTGTTATTGGATTTTACGTTTAAATCAAAACCACCAACGTACCTGTACGAAATTTCGCACTCGTATCGGATTACGTAGGTCATCGGGGCTCCAAGAGCCCCGGTGACGTTAGTAATCTTAACAAACTGCGTAAATTTCTTACTGGCAGAGCCGTGAAGTTTAACGGTTTTATCCTGTCTTAATAAAAAGTCAGAGATAGCATCGTCAGCCTTCTTGATATCCGCAAGTAGCGGCTTTACTCCGAAGGAGTAAGTTAGCCACATCTTGGATACAATCTTAGCGGCCCGTTTCCCTCTCTTCTTCTTGACTGCAAGCACGAGTTTGATAGTATCTGCGGTGAAGTTGCGAAGAGCATTCATTGTAGAATGAAGCTCACGCAATTCAGCCACAGGAGCCATCGCATTCATGTTGCCGACCTCGCTGTTAAGACGATTCTTGAGACGAGAAAGAGCTATGTCACTCACAGTCGGATCGGACCCATTCGGCATATAGTCGTGGGCTAGGAACTGGACCTGCACGTTAGTGCCGACCTGTGCCCAGTACACGCTAGGTGTCTGAATGAGAAACGTCGAACATGAATGAACGCCACTCTTAACGTTCCAACTAACACGACTATAAGCCGTACTAGCATCCTCTCTTCGAGCGACTTTCTTCTTCCAGTCCGGATTAGAGTTGCGCACGACTGTATCATTACCTACCAAGAGACTAGTCACATAGGTCGAAAAATCCTGAACCCCGGGGAACCGGGAATCAGTATAGGTCGACTTCTGAAAGTTAGTCAAACGGTAGGGGGTGATAGTTGTCGGCATGGCCTTTCTCCGAAAGTGAAGAAGACGCTGCCAGAAATAGCAGCGTAGACGGAGCCCCGCGAGG